CATTCTCAGTATAAATTGTATTATACAGCAATGAGATTGATTGCACACGGTCGACCGTTTTAGTTACTTCTAATGACGTTATGCGGGTAATGCCTTCTGTTTGCAATGCCACTCGCTCGATTTCTTTTAAAATTGTGTCTTCTGTGCCTTTGCGACCTAGTAAGCCAATCCAATCAATATTATTATCCATGTTTAACGGGTTGTCGTTTTTAAATGACTTTAATCTAGTTGATAAATCTTGGTTTATTGCCGCCTCCTCGCCAATATAGTCAGCAAGTCCGCTACCAAAAACCCAGTCATTATTTGAATCCAATGCTCTTACACTCATGCTATACATATCCCATCAACAAAAACAAAAGATACCCCATCAGCTACTTTTGTGCCGGTGAATCCGTTTTGTGCGTGTAGCTCTGTGGCTGTTAGCGACTGAGGTATGACAGGCGCAGCACCACCAACGCCAGTTAATACGCCTGAAAGTATAGGCGCTGTGACTTTAGTGTCAGAGTTAACAATGCCAGTTGATGTATGTGCGCCGGTTTGGTCTCTGTCACCTGTTACATTTTCGTTACCTGCGCGGGTTAAATTGCCGGTCTGACTCCAATTTCCAAAAGCTAGGCGGTCACCTTGCATTGTTGCGGTGGCTGGTATCGTAATTGCGCTTGATTCCGGCTGTATTCCTACTATTGCGAAACCATCAGAATAATCATGCATACGTTTTTCAATGGGGGATACAAAGTCAGCCCCGCCGTACCATGCATCAAAGCATCTTTCGGCAATACACAGTAAACAGCTATCGCCTACGGTAATAGGGTAGGCGTCATAAGACGATCCCCCATTCATAAATACGGGCGGGACTTCAATAAATATAGGTAGCTCAACACTTAGGCCATTTACAACGCGATTAGTAACCGGCTTGCAGCTAATTGTCTTAGCATTAACAGCCGTTACTCTGCACACAACATTAGTATGCAAATTAGACATAGCAAAAGCCAAAGCCGCATTAAGCGTTTCGTATTCTTCTTCCTGTCTCATCGGACAACCTTAGTTTTATTTGCCTTTCTGCATGTAACAGTTTGGCCCCATGTGCCTTTGTAAGAGCCTTCTGTAGCTATTTGGTATATTCTGTACACGCCATTAACAGCAGGGTTAGTAACGCTCTCAAGCTTGCACAAATGCCCTATCTTTAACGTAGGATTAAGCACTGTTTGAAAGGTTGTGTCAATATGGTCCTGTTCTGGCGTGCCTTTTAATCCAGTAGCTGCACTTACTAACGGCGCAATAGACGAAAGCACGTCAGTCTCGCCAAGAATAAATATTTTTTCGTCCTTGATATAAAACTCCTTGCCCTCTGCAATTGTTGCCAATAAATGAGAACTAGCACCTATCAAAACCTTTGGCCTACTGGTTTCTTGTAGCGTCGTTACTGCGCCTTTCTGTGTATTAGGCATATCAGCAAGGATTGCGTCAACGGCCTGTGTTGTGCCTTTCACAGTGCGCGATGTGAATGCTGTTGTAAAATCTGGATGACCGTCAAAGCACTCAAGCGCGTTAGAGAAAGTGGCGCCCGACCGCGACAGTTCACCTGTTCTGATTGAACCTTTAAATGCCCGGTACAATTTGCCCTGGTACCCGACCTCAAGCTGGATAGGAAAGTATTTTTCTCTGTCTAGCTCGTATTTAATTAATTTTTGACGTGTTGATTCTTGCAAGCCGGGAATAGTTACATTTAATTTGTTAAGTGCTTTGTTTAAGCTGCTTTCTGTTGCTGAAAATGACACGTTAAAAGGTGGCACAATAATTACTCTACTTGTGCCTAGCCCTATAGTTAGCCTAAAGTCGCGTGTAAATCTATTCGACATCAACGCCTCTTATTTTTATCATCTCGGTCGGTGTTATTAAGTATAATTCACATCGCCCACTTTGAAAGTCATCGGCGCGGAATGGGTCAACGCCATTGTTAGTAGTGTCAACAACAGCAAAATCAAACGGCCAATTACGATGTATAAAATGCACTGTAGACAATGCCAACTTTACGCCGTAGATGTATGGCTGCGGCGCTGTTTCGTCTACGCGCGTATACAGCACGTTCATCTTCCACATTTGCACAGACTTCTCATACACAAGAGTTAAATCAATTAACCCGCGACTAAATTCTAGCGTGTGATTTTGTATAAACTCGGATGTTATATTATTTATAATGTTCATTTAATCACCCAAAAATAGAACTAAGCAAAGAAGTTTCTGTGTTTTCCTCTGGATTCTGGCCGCCTTTGTCAGCGTCATCTGTCGTTTTACCTTCTAATGCATCAGAAGGTGAGGAATAATTGGTTGAAACCTCTACATAAACCAGTTTTAAATAATTTATTTGCACAAAGCTAGCTGTAAATTTAACATCGTTTGTTTGATTGTCATTTGTAATTGTTAAATCAGCAAGTGCCATATTATCATAATCACGATATTTTGTAGATAGTGATATAGGAAGTCGTGAAAAGTGAATAGACTCCATATATTCAATAAACTTCTCTTGCTGACTTTTTGCGTTAGATGCTGAGTTGTTAAAAAACCCGTAGGCATTGCCCGCTAATCTCTCTGCGCGTTTGGCTAGTAGTGTAGCGTCCCGTAGTTGACTATCTATCTGTGAAATGCGCTGAATTTGCTGCTGGCTCTTAGCTGGCAACAATGCCGTGACCTCGCCAATAGCAGAGAAATCTTTGCCAATTAGCTCAGGTGATTGAGGTGGCTCAACAATTAAATCACCTACTACACCACTCATTGATACAGCAATAGGATTGTTAAGTATGTCATCGGCCGAGTTTGTTCCGTCTTCGAGCACTTCAATAGGTACGACGTTAGTATATTTTACCGATTCGTCTGTTTTTGCAAACAAACGATACCCGCCTATGCCTATCTCAGTCTCTTTCTTTGTGTTGTTTAATGCTTCTGTAATACCGTCTACAAAGCTCACATGCCACCCCTGTTAAAGTATTGACGAGTCTCGCGTAAACTGTTTGATTGCTGGGCTGACACTGCACGCCCCGCCGCCTGTGGGTCTGACGAATAAACATTGATATTGTTATTCTGGTTGACGCTAGAGTTAGACGATGAGTTATTTGTGACACCCTTATCTATTGCACCACTGTTTCCGCCCTGAAATCCTGCAGGCTTATCATCATCTGAGAATAATCCAAACGTTGCTGAATCAATCCATCCGCTAAAAGTGTCTTTTATTGTTTTAAATGCTGCCATAAAACTCTCAAGCAATCCATCCCAAATCCCATCAAAGCTAAAGTCAGTGATAAACGCATAAAGAGATTTAAATTCCTCTATTGATGCGGACGCGAAATTCTTCACAGCATCAACAGCATTGCGCATGCCCTCGCCAATATCAAACCCTGTAAACTGCTTGACAAATTTAGCTATCACTGAGTTTCCGCCTTTGAAAGCAACAATCAAATCATCCACCGCCAACACAATACCAACAATAATAGCAATAATAGCTGTCTTTTTTAAGAACCCTAAAGCCACAGTAAGCCCCATGGTCGCTACTTTAAATGCAATAAATGCCACAGTAGCACCGGCAACAACAGGCGCCATTCTTTTAATAAATCCAGATAATTCAATTATTCCGTCAGCTAGTTTAGTAACTCCGTCTACAATTAAATCTTTATTAGCTTTTAAAAATCCAATAAACTTTTCAATAATGCCTTGTATTGTCGGAGCAAGGCCAACAGCAATAGAGTTTTTAAGCCCAGTTAGGCCGAATTTAAGAGTAGTATTAGCATCGTTTAAACTTGCCGCTGCGTCTGCTTGTTCTTTAGTGATGACACCTAAAGACCTTGCCTCCTCTCTAAGAGATTTCATCTCAGAAGATGATTCGTTAAGTAGTTGGATCATCGACGGGTCTATGCCGAGTTTGTCTAATATATCGGCTTGCTCGCCCTTATTAAATCCCTGCATTGTGCCGCTTAAATCATTCATTATTACATCAGCGGTTTTCATATTGCCGTTTGCATCGCGTACAGAAAGGCCCATTTGTAAAAATGCCTCTGACGCTTGGCCGCCACCTGTTCTCGCAAATTCACCAGCTCGTTTCGTTAGCTCTCTAATAGATGATTGTACCGCGTTTAAATCTGAGCCGTTCTGTGATGCCGCAAAACCTAACTCCTGAATTGCAGCAATAGATGTGCCGGTTTCTCTTGATAGCTGCACCATTGGGTCAATGGCTTCTGTGACGCTAATTGTCCAAGCAGCAAAGCCAGCAGCAGCCCCAACAATTGCAGTGCTGACACCGGCCAATAATTTAATTGAAGAGCCTAGATTTTGGTTAAAGTTTTCTTGGGGATTTAATGATCCAACAAATGAGAATCTCGTTACAAGTTCGTTAATTGCGCTCATTGCGTGACTCCTCTATTTTGTGGTTTTCAATGTCAGCGCTGACTTCTTCAAATTCAATCATGTCAAATACTTCATCAGCGCTTAACTCGTTTACCGCTGCCCAATCACCAAATCCCGATTTCACTAGACTCATCAGGACAAAGTGATCATCAATTACATTTGTTTCTTTAATGTAGTTGTTCGGCTTTCTTTTGCTTTTGAAGCTGAGGCGGTACGGGCTTCGGGTATAAAAGGCGCAGCAAATCCTTGTATAGACATTGTTACAAACTCTATGTAATCACCAGGATAATCATCAAAGTGATCATCAATAGTTTCTAATTTGAACCCATCCACCAGCATAAATTGAAACAATAAAGGCTCGATATCATTGTCAAATTTATCAGAATCAATAAAACCCAATTGACCCGCTTCGATCTGTGTTGCAATAGCTGTTAAGTATGCAAATATTTTCTTGGCTTTCTTAAATGGCATTTTAGAAAATTCATATTTACGATTGCCGATATCAAAGTAACCTTTTTCATAGATTGCTTTGATTGCTTTTTGGCCGTCTATTGCTGCTTGCGCTGCCTTTGCTTTATTGCTCATAAATATCCTTTAGAATAATTCTACAGCGTCACGGAATTGTATAACATACGTGCGCATATTGTCCGGCTCTGTGTTGTTGCTCACATTGCCAGGCTGAGTTGTTATTGAGCCACTTGTCAGGGTGGTGGTTGCTTTTTTAGACACTCCGTCTTCTTTGTAGGCCTCTTTCATTGAGCCATTAAAAATAACAGGCGCGGAACTGTTGCGCTTATCGTTTAAAAACTTGTCGTCAGGCGAGCGCTTTTGTACCATCACAGTTAAATCATGCACTCCGCCATCAATACGACCCGACACAGAAACGCCATTATTAGCTGAGTTTGTGCGCGAAGTTTGAGGGTTCACTGGCGTAAGGTTTAATGATTCACCTTGCGCTAAATTTTGGAATGTATACCCGTTCAGGGTCAACGTTGATTGTGCGTTTGAATAGCTAATGTCTGCCATTTTTTAACCCTTATTTGTTATTAAAAATAATTATCGATTCTTTGTGTACAGCTCCGGCGTCCTTAATAGCGACTTGAATCACTGGAGACTTACGCGCTTGACGTGCTGCTGTGGTTTGGTCTGCTAAATCGCCAGCCAACACGTAGAAGCCTGTAGCTAGAATTGAATCTAGGAACTGTGTGCGGTCGCCAAAGAAATCAGTAAGCGTCCAAGTTCCTGGGGCAAATACGCCAGCTCGTACAAATTGAGCGCAAGTTTTTTCAATGTCGTCTTCAATTAAATCAATACCCGGTGTAGTTTGCGGCACTTTAGTAGGCGTAACACTTAACAAGTTAAAGCTGTTTGTCTGTACGTTGTCAATAAATGCAAGCAAGTTGTAAACGTTATCTACAAAGTTATTCGCTGGGCTTGTAAGCACAACAGAAACGTCTTTGATAGTTGTGTATAAATCTAGGCCAACAGTATAGGCACTTGCAATTTCCGTTGCTGTGTATGCTTCGGCAGCTACAGAAAGCGTTTTAAGATTCATTGTGATGGCTGTGTTGTTACCTGCAAAGTTAACCGTGTGATTGCGCGCCATGTAAGTTACTGCAAATTTACGATTGCCCGCTTTGCTTAGTAAGCATCTAAAGTTATTCTGTCCTGCTAACTTAACAGCCCAAACTGGATTAGATGCTAATTTAGTTAAGTAAGCATCACCGCTAAAGGTTTCGTAAATAATCATTGAATTTGCACCGGCAAAGGTAGCTAAACCAGGCACGTCTGCATCAAGAATATTATCAATAAACATTGCGCCTTTAATATTAACGGCTGCTTTGATTGCTGTAATTCCGGCCAGCTTAGTTTCTGCCGCCAATGTTACAGAAGCAGCACCT